CTGTGAGCCGCCTCGCCCGCCCGGCCGCCCGGCTCACCACCGGCCACCGGCTCACCGCCCGCCGCACCGGCGCCGCCCTCGCCCGCTGGACCCGCCGCGCCCGCCGCGACGACCTCACCGGCTGGCGCGCGGTCCTCGGCTGCTGGGCCCGCCTCGCCCTCCTCGCCCTCGGCCTCTACCTCGGCTGGCGCCTCATCCGCGCCCTGCCCGCCCTCCTCTGGCCCCTCACCNCCGNNTGGCTGACCNTCGCCTGGATCNCAGGCCGACCGGCCCCCGAAGAGGCCGGGGAGACCCCCACCGANCCCCTGCCCGAGGAGCCCTCAACCGAGGCCTCGGGGGAGGCCCTGCGCACCCTCCTCCTCGACCTGATGGGAGAGGGCTCCGGGGTGCACCTCCGCACGGTCCTCGCCTACCTCCAGGAGCACGGCCAGTGGGAGGGCCGCACGGTCAGCGACCTGCGCGCCCACCTGGCCGCCCTCAGGGTGCCCGTCTCCCGGTCCGTGAAGGTGGCCGGTGTGCCCACCTGGGGGGTCCGCCGACGCGACCTCACCGCCACTCCCCCCGAGGGCACCCCGGCCCCGTCTCCCGCAGCGTCTACCGCCGCCTGACCTGCACGTCTACCACACCATCTACCGCCCGTCTACCAGCCCATCTACCTACGGAAAGAGGGGACCTGTGCCCACCTACGGCTACCTGATCCACCGCACCGACGACGGCACCGACGACGACCGCCGNNCCATGAGCCGCGGCACACGGCTGACNGACCAGCCGACCGCCGCGCTCGCCGCCGAGCTGCTCGCCGAGAACCGGAGCGGCCACCGCTACTACACCGGCCCGCGCCGCTGCTGGGTCTGGGAGTACACCGGCGGCGCGCTGCCCCGTACCGCTCCCGCCGGCGCCGAGTCCTACGACGCCTGACATGCCCCGGGGCGGCCGCTCGCTGCCAGGCATCCCGGCCGCCCCGGTCCCATCCCGATCACGAGACGGAGAGCCCATCATGCTCGGATTCAAGAAGCCGATCCAGCCCGACGACCCGCGCTTGGCGGGCCACGAGACGGACTACCAGACGAGCCGGGGCGGCTGGCTCAAGCCGGAGAAGAAGCCCGTCCCCGGCACGCCGAAGACGCCCCGCACGAACTGACCGCCTGCCACACTGGCCCGGGCCCCGCCGCGTCCCCCGTCGCGGCGGGGCCGCTCCACGTGGGCCGGCCCGCCCCACGCGCCCCGGGAATTGCGTCGGCGCCCGCCCCGCTGGATGCGGGACGGGCGCCGGGCGCGTGGTGTTCAGCGGCGGTTGAGGCGGACGCGGTAGATCCTGACGGCAGCGATGATCGCCGCGCAGATGCCCCAGAAGATCCAGGCGCCGGTGGGGGTGTCGACCGCAGCCAGGGTGATCCCTGCTGCGGTGATCGCGATGATGTCGCCGTACCGGATGAGCGGGTGCACGTGGCTCCTTCGTGGCTGGCCGGGTGGGTGGTCTGTCTGGGATGATGGGGACCCCGGAGGGGGCGACCACTTTTCGCCCCCTCCGGTTTCTCAGCGGCGGCGGTGGCGCCCCCGGCGCTTCACCGCTTCCCTTGCGTACCACCCGCAGATGCAGGTGGCGATCGCGCCGATCGCGGAGATGATCAGCGAGGCAAGGACTGCCGCTCGGTCCCAGTTCATTCTTTCCTCCTTTCTCCCCCGTGCTTGTGACTCCACTGTACATCCCAGGATGTACAGGCGTCAACCCCGGGATGTACAGTGGCGTCATGGACACCATTCAGAACGCCTTCGACCAGATCAGCGCCACCGCCGCCGACCCCGACCCCGCCACCCGGGCCAAGCAAGCCGCCGCGATCCTCGACCGCATCCCCGACCTCCAGAAGAGCCTCCGCGAGATCCGCCGAGCCGCCGTCCTCGAACTACGCGCCGCCGGGGCCAGCCACGCCGACGTCGCCGCCGCCCTCGGAGTCACCCGCTCCCGCGCCCAGCAGATCGCGGAAGGCCAGGCAGGCGGCACCAAGAAGAAGGCCACCTGAGCGCTGACGCATCATGGACCCCATGGACCCCCTGTACGCCCCGCCCGGCCACCTCACCACCCGCCAGACCGCCCAGCTCCTCGGCATCGCCCCCGACAGCGTCCGCCAGCTCGTCCGCCGCCACCACCTCACCCGCTCCGGCGGCACCCAGCGCCACCCCTGGTTCGCCGCACGGGACGTCGCCGCCCTCTACGCCACCCGCCGCGCACAAGCCGCCGCTTGACCGCAGGTCAGAGACCTGTCACGATCGCGGTGAACACCTGTGCCCGCAGACGGCACCACGAGACTCACGACGAAGCCCCGGAAGGCCACCAGGCCCCGGGGCTTCCTCGTGCCTACACGTCCGCGCAGGGCGCCCGATCGCTCACAACGTGCGGGTCGCTGCTGGCGCTGCACCCTGCGCGGACCCACCACGTCACAGGACGGACACACCGCCACCACACCGCCCCCACATGCCCGAGGATGACCCCCACGCCAGCATCCCAACACCCCTGGGGGAACCGTGCTCTTCAACAGAGATCCCGAGAAAGCCGCCGCACGCGCCGCAGCCCGCGAGGAACGACGCGCACAACGACGCGCCGCCGCCGACCAGCGCGCCCAGGAACGCCTCGACCTCAAGCTCTGGCGCGACGACCACCCCGCCGAGACCACCCTCAACCAAGCCGCGCGCATCGGCGCCTGGCCCTCGTCCAAGAAGGGCCAGACCAGCGCAGGCCCGGTCCGAGGAGGCCAAGCCGAGTTCGTCAACGCCGGTGCCCACAAAGCGTGGACCGCGACCCGGCTCCTGGCCGGCGCCGCAACCCTCGGCACCTCGGCGGTCGTGACCGGACGGAAGAACAAGGGCGCAGCGATGATCAACGTCACCTTCGGGAACGGAGCAGCCCAGACCTACAAGGTCACGCCCGAGTCGGCCACGCTGCGCGCTGCGAACCAGTACGTCAACGCGTTCAACGCCCTCGCCGCCCAGCTGGACGGCGAGCAGTAGGACAGGAGGCGCCCGTGACCGGCAATCCCCGCAACGGGCGCCCCTACCGCCGCCTCGTCGACTGGCTCCGCGCCCAGCGCCTGCCCTGCTGGCTCTGCGGCCGGGAGATCGGCTACGACCTCGACGCCCGGCACCCGCTCAGCTTCACCCTCGACCACGAACAGCCCCTCTCCCGGGGCGGCCAGCTCCTCGACAAGGCCAACGCCCGGCCCGCGCACCGCCGATGCAACAGCGCACGCGGCAACCACACCGCGCCACCCCGGCCCGGACCACGACAACCCCAGCTCAGGTGGTGACCATGGACCCGCGAGACGCTCAGACCCTCCAGGCCGCGATCAGCGAGCTGCCCCGAGAGTGCCGATACCACGGAAACGCCACCGCGCCCCCTTCCGGCCTGATCCGGCGCGAGGCGTGCTGCGACACGGGGATCGCTGCCCACCGACGCAAGGCGGCCGAAGAGGTACTGGCCCGGCTCGGGAGGTGACGCCCCGTGCTGTACGTCGTGACCGGGCCGCCGGCCGCGGGCAAGACGAGCTGGATCGAGAGCAGAGCCAAGCCGAGCGACATCGTCATCGACCTCGACCGCATCACCCGCGCGCTCTCCGGACCCGGCGCCCCCAACTGGAACCAGAACCCCACCCTGCTCCGCGTCGCCCACAAGGCCCGCTACGCGGCCATGCACGAAGCGTTCGAGCACCGCACCCGCACCGACGTCTACCTGATCCACACCATGCCCTCCGCGAAGTGGCTCGCCCGCTACCGGCGCATGGACGCCCAGGTCATCGCCGTCGATCCCGGACGCAGCATCGTCATGGCCCGGATCGACGCCATGCGGGACCCCGAGATGCGGCGGGTCGCCACCCGCTGGTACCGGTCACGGACCGCGACCGCCCCCGGGCGGAGCGCCGGGACCGCGCTGGAGTGGTGACCGGGCCCCCTCCCCCCTGCCTGTCTTTTGAGGGCGGGACCGGGCGACCCAAAAGCCCTTGTCGCCCGTTTTTTTGCGCGGGCTATTCACCTCGAACTCAGTTCGACTGAATTAGTGGCTAATCACCATGAACCGAGTTCGGTCGAATTAGCGGCAGTCACGCACAGCTACATAACCGAGAGTGACGACCGGGGGTGATCATGGGCGCCGTCGAGGACAAGATCACAGAAGAGATCGCCCAACTCCGTTCGGACGAAATAGCGCCTGGCCTGGCGCAAGTCGCGCTCCGGCTGGCGCGGTCGATGGACGATCCCGGCGGGCAGACCGCCCTTGCCAACGCCGCGACGGCGCTACGGGCCGTGATGGTGGAGCTGCGGAAGCTGGCGCCCGTGGGCGAGGAGGGGGACGGCGTCGATGACATCGCTCGTGAGCGGGCGGAGCGCCGGGCTCGGCTCCGTGCCGTCCCGGCCGCCGGTGAGTGACGACGGGCGGGTCTACGGCTGGCAGATGCCGCCGATCGAGACCGTTCCTCCGGCGGTGTCCAGCGCTGGCCAGGAGGCCATCGAGCTGGCCTCGCGGGCCGGTCTCCACCTGGACCCGTGGCAGCAGCACGTGCTGCGCCGCGGGATGGGGGAGCGGGCGGACGGGTCGTGGGCCGCGTTCGAGTGCTGCGTCAACGTGCCGAGGCAGAACGGCAAGGGCGGGATCATCGAAGCCCGCCAGCTATGGGGGCTGTACATCGGCGGTGAGCAGCTCATCCTCCACTCGGCGCACGAGTTCAAGACGGCGAAGGCCGCGTTCAAGCGGATCGAGCGCCTGATACGCGGGTGCCCTGACCTGCACAAACGTGTGAAGGCGTACAGGTACACGGTCGGTGAGGAGTCGATCGAGCTGCACTCGGGGCAGACGCTGCGGTTCATCGCCCGGTCGAAGGGCAGCGGGCGGGGCTTCACCGGCGACTGCAACATCCTCGACGAGGACATGATCCTTGGTGACGACGCGATGGACGCGCTGCTGCCGACCATGGCGGCCGTGGACAACCCGCAGATCTGGTACCTCGGTTCGGCGGGGATCGGGGCGCCCTCGGTGCAGCTCGGCAGGCTGCGGCGCCGCGCCCTGGCGGCCCTGGAGTCCGGCACCCCGGACCCGTCGCTGGCGTACTTCGAGTGGTCGTGTGACCTGCACGTGGACGAGTGTCCGAGGGACTGCGACAAGCACGACGACGCGGGGTCCGACGAGGCGGTACTCAAGGCCAACCCGGCGATCGGCTACCGGCTGACGCTGGAGAAGACCGCCAACGAACGGTCGACGCTGAGCGCCGCGGGCTATGCGCGCGAGCGGCTGGGGGCCGGTGAGTACCCGGCGGACGAGGCGGAGACGTGGCAGGTCATCGCGGAGGAGGCGTGGCGGGCCCTGGCCGTGGGGGACGTCCAGGCGGTCGCCGGGGCCCGGCGGGCGGGCCCGGTGGTGCTGTCCGTCGACATGACGCCGGAGCGGTCGCACGCGGCGGTCAGCGCGGCGTTCCCGTACCTGGGCGGGGTGCACGTCACCGTCGTGGACCACCGGCCCGGGACCGGGTGGATCGTGGAGCGGGCCAAGGAGCTGCACAGGAAGTACTCCCCGCGGTGCTGGGTCGTCGACCCGGCCAGCCCGGCGGCCTCGCTCATCCCGGAGCTGGAGGAGGCCCTGGGCATCGAGGTCGTCAAGCCGAAGGCCCGGGACATGGCGGCGGCCTGCGGCCAGTTCTACGACGCGGTCGCCACGCAGGCCGTGACGCACTTCGACGATGCGCCGCTGGCGTCGGCGCTGGCGGGCGCGCAGAAGCGTCCGCTGGGGGATGCGTGGGCGTGGGCCCGGCGGATCCCGTCGGTGGACATCAGCCCGCTGGTGGCCGGGACGCTCGCCAGGTGGGGGCTGGGGGCGGGCGTGGAGAAGCCGAAGGACATCCTGGAGAGCGTGTGGTGAAGGGGGCAGTCATGAGGTGGTGGCCCTTTCGCCGGACGGCGCTGAAGCGGGCGATCTCCTATCAGGACGTGTGGGGCGCGGGGGCGGACCCGGCGGCCCTGCGGGGGACGGGCCAGGAGCGGGCGCTGCGGCTGTCGCCGGTGTACGCGGCGACGCGGCTGCTGGCGGACGCGGTGGCGTCGCTGCCGGTGAAGATGTACCAGCAGGCCAGGGACGGGCGTCTGCCGATGCCGCTGCCCGTGCTGCTGCGGACGCCTGCGGCGGCGGGCTCGCGCTACGACTGGCTGCACCGCTGCATGACCTCGCTGACCTTGCGGGGCAACGCGTATGGGCTGGTGGTGGGCTGGGGGCCGGACGGGTGGCCCAGCCAGGTGGAGTGGCTGCACCCGGACGACGTCCACGTCGAGGACAACTTCGCGCCGGTGCCGGTCTGGTACTACAAGGGCCGGCGGCTGGAGGAGGGACAGCTGTTCCACATCCCGGCCTACACGCTGCCCGGGCAGACCCTGGGGCTGTCCCCGATCGGGCACTTCGCGGTGACGACGGAGACGGGGCTGCTGGCGAACCAGTTCGGGCGGGACTGGTTCGCGAACGGCTCGACGCCCAGTGCTGTCCTGGAGACGGACTTGGAGGTCGGCCAGGACGCGGCGAACATTCTCAAGACCCGGTTCAAGGAGGCGGCCCAGGGCCGGGACGTGGTCGCGCTGGGCAACGGGGTGAAGTACCGGCCGATCAGCGTGCCCGCCGAGGAGTCCCAGTTCCTGGAGACGATCAGGGCGACCGCCAACCAGATCGCCGCGATCTACGGGGTGCCGCCGGAGAAGGTGGGCGGGGAGACGGGCGGCAGCCTCACCTACGCCACGGTCGAGCAGAACAGCATCGACCTGCTGACGTGGACGGTGAGGCCGTGGCTGACCCGTCTGGAGCAGGCGCTGTCGCGGCTGCGGCCGCCGGAGCAGGAGGTCCGGTTCAACCCGGACGCGATGCTCCGCACCGACCTGCTGTCCCGGATGCAGGCCCACGGGATGTCCCTGGACCAGGGGTGGCGCAACCGTGACCAGGTGCGGGCCCTGGAGGACGAGGCGCCGCTGCCGAACGGGCTGGGGCAGACCTACCTGCCGCTGTCGTCGGCGATGTCGGTCAGCCTCGACCCGGACCAGGCCACGGCCCGCAACATCGTGGAGATGGTGCAGAAGCTCGGCTCCGGCGTCGGCGTGATGCTGACGGCGGACGAGGCGAGGGACATCCTCAACCAGGCCGGTGCCAGGCTCACCGGCTCCTACAGGCCGCCCGCGGCGACGGAGGGACCATGACAGAGCAGGAACGTCGGTTCACGCGCGGCCTCGTGGAGGTCCGGGCGGCCGGCGACAGCAGGACGATCGGCGGCTACGCCGCGAAGTTCAACAGCCTCTCGCGGAACCTGGGCGGGTTCGTCGAGCGGATCGACCCCGGCTTCTTCGCGAAGAGCGAGGGGGACGGCTGGCCGCGGGCCATGGCCCGCTACAACCACGACAGCAACATGCTGCTCGGCACCACCCGGGCGGGCACGCTGCGGCTGCAGACCGACGGCACCGGCCTGGACTACAGCGTCGACGTGCCGGCCGCCCGGGCGGACGTGTACGAGCTGGTGCAGCGCGGCGACGTGTCCGAGTCCAGCTTCGCGTTCTTCACGTTCGAGGACGACTGGGCGATGACCGACGACGGGTTCCCGGTGCGGACGCTGCTGTCCGGGCAGCTCGTCGACGTCGCGCCCGTCAACGATCCGGCCTACCTGGACACGTCGACGGGCCTGCGGTCCCTCGCCCAGCGGGCGGGCGCGGACCTCGCGGAGGTCCGGGCGGCGGCCGACGCCGGTGAGCTGAAGAGGTTCCTCGGGGCCCCGGCCCCCACGGTCATCCCGGGCAGCGGGCAGGGCGACACCCACCCGCTTCTCGCGGTACGGCAGCGGCGGGCCGAGCTGATGAACCGCCGCACCTTCTGAGGCAGGGCGACACCCACCTCACCCATCCACCACCAGGCACCCGCGGCCACCGGCCGGGGGTGTCGTCGTCATGCCCAGGAGGGCTCATGTCCAGCCACATCAAGGCGCTCCAGGAGCGCCGCGCGACCATCTGGGAGCAGGCCAAGGCGCTGCTCGACGCCGCCGAGAAGGAGAAGCGGGACCTGTCGGCGGAGGAGGAGACGCAGTACCAGGCGCTGAACGCCGACCTCGACAGGATCGACGCGCGGGCCACGCAGCTCGCCGAGGCGGAGCAGCGGAACAAGGACGCCGAGGAGGCGTTCGCGAAGCTCCTCGCCCGGCCCGCCGACCAGCGGCAGGCCCCGCAGGACAAGGACTCCGAGCTGCGCCGGTGGGCGCGGGGCGAGGTGCGCGGCATCGACATCCCGGTGCCCGCCGGGGTGGCCTTCCGGGATCTGCTCAAGGGCACCGCGACCGCGGGCGGCCACACCGTGCCGGTCACGTTCTACGGCCAGCTCGTCCAGCACCTCATCGAGGTGTCGGGCGTGATGATGGCGGGCCCCACCGTCCTGAACACGGCGTCGGGCGAGAGCATCGACATCCCGGTGACGACCGCGTACTCCAGCGCGGCCCTGACCGCCGAGGCCGCCACCCTGACCGAGTCGGACCCGGCGTTCGCCAAGCGGACCCTGGGCGCCTACAAGTACGGCGTCCTGCTCCAGGCGTCCACCGAGCTGCTCACCGACTCCGGTGTGGACCTGGAGGGCTTCCTGTCCATGCAGGCCGGGCGGGCGCTCGGCAACGCTTTCGGCGCCCACGCGGTCACCGGCGACGGGTCCTCGAAGCCGACCGGCGTGATCACCTCCGCGACGACCGGGAAGACCGGCGGCACCGGGGGCGGCGCGTTCACCGCGGACGACCTGATCGATCTGTACTACTCGGTCATCGCCCCGTACCGGAACAGCGGCTCGTGCGCCTGGCTGATGCGGGACGCCACGCTCGGCGCGGCCCGGAAGCTGAAGGACGACCAGGGCCAGTACCTCTGGCAGCCGTCGATCCAGGTCGGCGTGCCGGACCTGCTGCTGGGCAAGCCGGTGCACACCGACCCCAACGTGGCCGCCGTCGGCACGGGCGCGAAGTCCGTCGCGTTCGGTGACTTCTCCCAGTACTTCGTCCGCATGGCGGGCGGCGTGCGGTTCGAGCGGTCGGACGACTACGCGTTCAACTCCGACCTGGTCACCTACCGGGCGATCATCCGCGCGGACGGGCTCCTGGTGGACCAGACCGGCGCGGTCAAGGTCTTCGCCGGCGCCGCCACCTGATCCCGGGCCGGGGCCGCCCCCGGGGCGCCCCGGCCCGCCCACCACGAAGGGAGTAGCCATGCGCGTGCGCATGAAGGTGAGCCTGTCTGGGACGAGGGACGGCGAGCCGTGGCCGCCGCGGGGCCGCCTGGCCGACCTGCCCGATAGGGAAGCCGCCGACCTGATGGCCGCCGGCCTCGCGGAGCCGCCCGGCGACGACGGAGACCGGCCGGAGACGGCGACGGCGCCCGAAGCGGAGACGGCGACGGCGCCCGAAGCGGAGACGGCGACCGCCGGCCGCCGCAAGGCCCCCGCCCGCGGCAAGTAGAGCAGGGGGCCGGGCATGGCGCTGCTGACACTGCACGAGGCCAAGGCACAGCTGAACCTCACCGACAACGAGGACGACGAGGAGCTGACCGCCTACATCGAGGCGATCGGCCCGGTCATCGAACGGTTCATCGGCCCGGTCGAGCCGCGGCAGGTGACGGAGACCCACGAGGCCCCCGGAGTCCGCATCCTGTTCCTTCGCACACCCCCCGCCCTGGAGCTGACGGCGCTGGAGCCGCTCGTGACCGGCGGCACCGGCTACGACGTGGCCGCCCTCGTCCTCGACGGCGCCACCGGCGCGGTCCGCCGCGCGGACGGCGGCCGGTTCCTCGGCCCGCTCCGCGTCACCTACCAGGCCGGACGGCCGGACATCCCGGCCACGGTCAACCTGGCGGCCCGCATGCTGGTCCAGCACCTCTGGCGGACCCAGAACGCGGGCCGGGGCCCGGTCCTGGCCGGCGGGGACGACTACTCCGTCAGCGAGCCCGTCCCCGGCTTCGGCTACGCAGTGCCCAACCGGGTGCTGCAGCTGCTGGGCCCCTACCGGCTCGCCCCGGGGGTGGCGTGATGGCCTCCCGTGTACCCGAGGTGATCGCCCGCCTGGTGGCGCTGGGCAAGGCGGACCCGCTCCTGGCCGGGGTGTACGTGTCCGACGGGCCGGAGGTGACGGCGACTTCGAGGCCGGACTGGCTGATCATCGGTTTCGACGGTGATCCGAACGGCGACTTCGAGGCCGCCCAGTCCGTCGTCGAGTGGACGGACCTGGGCGGCACCGGCCGCGAGGAGGAGTTCCAGGTCACCTGCGCGGCCGCGACCAAGCGGGGCGACACGAACGCCCCGGCCGCCCGCCTCCGGGTCGAGGAGATCGGCGCCCGCCCCGAGGTGTGGCTCCGCGACGACCCGACGCTCGGCCTGCCCTCGCTGACGGCGTGGGTCTCCGGGACCCGGCTGGTGCAGGACCAGACAGACAACGGCGTGCAGACGGTCCTTCTGATGACCGTGTCCGGCCGCGCCTTCACCTAGGAGGAGAGCCATGCAGACGTCCATCCCGTTCGAGGAGGTTGCCCTGTTCGTCGAGAGGCTCGGCGCCGACCTCATGAACGTGGCCTCCGTGGAGATCACGCCCACCCGCGTGACCGTGACCGAACTCCGGCGCGACGAGAACGGCCGACGGTTCTCCGTCGGCACGAGGGCGGCGGCGGTCGTCACCGACATCCGGATAGAGAGGGGCACGTCGTGAGCGTGCGGATGAAGCACAAGGACCTGGAGCGCGAGATCGAGGTGCCGGCCATCTCGGTCAGGCACTACGAGCGGTCCGGGTGGAAGCGGGCCGAGCCCGAGCCCCCGGCCCCGGACGGAGAGACAGCAGCGGCCCCGGCCGCGGAGACGCCGACGGCACCACGCCGCCGACGAGAGGGAGGGGACTGACCATGGCAACTCCGATCCAGCCAGCGACGAGGTACTACCGGCGCGGCACCTCGCGGGTGCTCTGGGTGCCGACGATCGTGAACAAGCAGAGCCCGACGAGGGCGGAGCTGGACGCGGGCACGGCGCTGGAGGGGGAGACCGGGGCGATGCAGGGGTGGCAGACCACCTCGGGCACCGTGCCCACCCCGGCGCTCGGCTCGCGGTTCACGCCGACGGTGCCGGGTGAGATCACCGCCGCCGACTCCAGCCTCACGTTCTGGGCCAGCAAGGACGGCGACGACGTGCGCACCCTGCTGGTGCGCGAGGCCCGCGGGTTCATCGTGTGGATGGACGAGGGCGACGTCCCCGCCCAGCCGATGGACCTGTTCCCCGTGCAGGTCACCTCGCAGGCGAAGGTCCGCGAACTCGATGGGGCCGCCCAGATCATGTGCCAGTTCGCGATCACCAGCGAGCCCGCCGAGAACATCCTCATCCCCGCGGCCGCGGGCGGGGGCGGCTGAGCCGTGGTCCGCAGTGTGCAGATCCTGGGGACCGGCCAGCTGGTGACCCTGTCCCGGCGGCTGCGCACGGCGGGCGGCCCGCGGCTCCGGCGGAACACGGCCCGGCGGATCCGCCGGGCCGCCGAGCCGCTGCACCGGGACCTGCAGCAGGCGATCCGCACCCAGCCCCTGGCCAGCGAGGGCCGCAAGCCGGGGAAGCGGGGCGGCCGTTCCCCGACGACCCGGCCCTTCCGGGCGATGCTCGCGCGCGGCGTGCGGATCAGCGTCCGCTCGGGCGCCAGCCCGGGGGCCCGGGTCTGGATGGACTGGACCCGGCTGGAGCCGAAGGCCAACGGCGTCCCCCAGCAGATCGACGAAGGCCGCCTGAGACACCCCGTGTTCGACAACCGGAAGCGATGGGCGACGCAGTGGGCCCGCCCGGCGGGCTGGTGGACCCGGACGGTACGGGACGGGACCCCGCGGATGCGGGCCGAGATCGAGCGGGTCCTGGACGACGTGCGCCGGGACCTGGAGTGAGAGAGGACCCTCGTGATCATCACCTATGTGCAGGACGACGGCACCAAGCTGGAGCTGTCGACGGAGGACCTGTCGGCGCTGGAGGCCGCCGCCATCGAGGAGGCCATGGGGGACACCCCGTGGCGCCTGGTCGAGGACCGGCTGCGTGTCCAGGACCCGACCGCGATGCGGGCGGTGCTCTGGGCCCACCGCCGCCGTGACGACAAGACCCTGGCCTTCCACACCTTCGATGTGCCCGGGTGGCGGCGGCGGCTGACCGCGCGGATCGAGCGGGCCGAGATCGACGAGGTCCTGACGAACATCCTCACCGAGGCCCTGGCGAAGTCGGAGGACTCCGCGATCGACGCGACGCTGCCGCACCTGCGGCGCCTGGCCTACAACCGGGCCGACGTGGACGCGGCGCTCGTCGCCCTGGGAAAAGGCCACCTGGTGCCCGACCCGACGGCATCCGGGGACTGATCACCGAGTACCGGTGGCTGCTGGCGCACTACCTGCACATCCGCCCGTGGGAGATCCGGTTCCTGTCTCCCGATGAGCTGGCGTCAGCGGTCGCCTGGATCAACCAGCACATCAGCCAGTAGAAGGAGGGGGGACCGGTGTCGCGCCTCACCTTCACCCTGACAGGCCGTGACGAACTGTCCCGGGTCCTGAACGGCACGGCCGACAGCGCGGACCGGCTGCGGCTGCGGCTGTCCGGCATCACGGCGGACTCGGAGGGCCGCCTGCGGGACCTGCGGGGCCGGTACCTGTCCGTCACCGACGCCCAGAACCGGCTCGCCGACTCCTCGCACGGAACCCGGGACGCGCTCGGCCAGCTCCGCGAGGAATCGGGGAAGCTGGGCGAGGCCCTGCGCTCCAGCCTCATCACCCTGACCCCGGCCGCTATCCCCCTTGTGGCCGGGCTCGCCGGGTCAGCCGCCGTCCTGGCCGGGCAGCTCGGCGCGGTGACCCTGGCGGCCGGCGCCTACGCCCTCGCCCTCGGCCCGCAGATCGGCGCGATCGCGGAGGCGACCGAGGCGGAGAAGACGTGGCAGGCCGCGGTCGAGGAGTCCGGCGCCACCTCCCAGGCCGCCGCCCAGGCACAGGACCAGTACCAGAAGAAGCTGGCCTCCCTGCCGCCCGCGACCCGGGACGCCGCGGTCGCCGTCGGCCTGCTCAAGGACGCCTACGCCGACTGGTCCGACGAGCTGTCCACCGACGTGATGGCCCCGGTCACCAAGAGCCTGGCCGTCGCCAACACCCTGCTGCCCAAGACAACCGGCCTGGTCAAGGGCGCATCCGCCCAGTTCGACCGGCTGATCACCCTGGCCGCCGGCGGCATCCAGACACCCGGCTTCGACCGGATGAACGACCGGTTCACCACGTTCACCGAGCGGACACTGCGCAACGGCGTGGACCGGCTGACCGTCTTCCTCGCCAAGGCGGCCGCCGGGGAGCTGGACCACAGCGGCCTGGCCCGGTGGATGGACTACGCCCGCGAGCAGGGGCCCGCCGCCTGGCACACCCTGGAGCAGATCGGGGACGCCCTCCTCAACGTGCTGGAGGCCGGCGCCGACGTCGGTGTCGGCATGCTCGACGTGATCAACGCCCTGTCGGGGATCGCGGCCGCGGTCCCGCCCGAGGCCATCACCACGGTCGTGCAACTCGCCATCGCGATCAAGGCGGTGAAGCTGGCCGCAGCGGGGACCACGGCCGCCAAGGCCGCGCTGCTCGCACTCGGCACGCAGGTCATGGCGCTGCGGACCTCCGCGGCCGGGGCGCCCGGCGCGATCGGCGGGGTGACCGCCGCGATCAGCGGACTGTCCCGCGGCGCGAAGCTGGCGATGGCGGGTACCGGTATCGGGCTGCTGCTCATCGGGCTGGACATGCTCTCGTCCAAGAGCGAGAAGCCCCGGGCCGACACCGACAAGCTGTCCACGTCGCTGCTCACCCTGGCCGACTCGGGCAAGGTGTCCGGGGAGGCGCTGCGCGTCTACGGCCAGGACCTCGGCGGTCTGGCCAAGGCCCTGGACACCCTGTACGACCGCTCGGGTTTCGAGTCGTTCCTGCAGGGCTGGGCGGAGTTCCTCGGCACGGACTCCACCGACGTGAAGAACGCCAAGGCCGCCATCGACGACATCGACAAGTCCCTCGCCTCGCTGGTGTCCCAGGGCCGGGCCAAGGAAGCCGCGGCTGCTCTGGACATGGTCATGGCCAAGCTGGAGGCCCAGGGCAAGTCCACGGACGGACTGCGCGGCCGTCTCAACGACTACAAGGAGGCGCTGGCCGGGCAGGCCATGGAACAGCGGCTCGCGGCCGAGGCCATGGGCACCTTCGGCGCCCAGGCGCAGGAGGTGCAGCGCCAGCTCGAAGCGCAGAAGGCCAGCGCCGACGGGCTCAGGCAGAGCATCCAGGCACTCAACGACGTCCACCGCCAGGGCCTGTCGGGGATGATCGGCTTCGAGGCCGCCGTCGACGCGGCGACGAAGGCCGCACGGGACAACGCCGGAGTCCTGCAGGTGCAGGGCGGGGAACTGGTCCTCACCACGGAGAAGCAGCGGGCCGCGGCGACCGCGCTCAACGACCTCGCGGCCAAGACCGACGAAGCCGCCGCGTCGGCGCGGGAGTCCGGCGCGTCCTGGGCCGAGGTGTCCCGCATCCACGAGCGGGGCCGTGACCAGCTCATCCGGTCGGCCACGCAGATGGGCCTCAACCGGGAGCAGGCCAAGGCCCTGGCCGACCAGATCCTCAAGACCCCCGACAAGACCGCCTACCTGAAGGGCGACCTCCACGACCTCAAGGCCAAGCTGGCCGACGCGAAGGAGCGGCTGGCCAAGGCCCCGTCCTCGAAGACCGCGGAGATCAAGGCCGAGATCGAGGACCTGAAGCGGAAGATCCGCGAGGCCCAGGCCAAGATCGACGGCGTGCGGGGCAAGACCGTCGGCATCGGGGTCTACACCACCGAGTACTACAAGAAGGTCCAGTCGGGCAGCAACGTCCCGCCGATGCTGCGGAAGCAGGCGGCCGGCGGGCCGGTCAGCCGCTACGCCGCCGGCGGCGAAGTCGTCCAGCTCATCCCGGACGGCGGCGCCGTCTTCGGGCCGGGCACCTCGACCTCGGACAGCATCCCGGCCTGGCTGTCGGACGGCGAGTACGTCATCCGCGCATCAGCCGTGGACCGCTACGGCCTCGGCCTCTTCGACGCGCTGAACGCCGAGCGGTTCGCCAGCGGCGGCCGGGCCGGTGACTTCCGGTACGCGCCGACCACCTCGGCAGCCGCGCGGATCTCCACCTCCACGGTGTCGTCCTGGTACGACGAGGACGTGCGTCGGCTCAAGGACGCCTGGGCGGAGCTGAACAACGCCCTGCGCGAGCAGGCGAAGAAGTCGACGGCGGCGACGCGACGGGCGGTGGCGGATGCCCAGCGGGCGGTGAACGCCGCGGACAAGGCGCTCGGCCTGCGGGCCGGGAGCAAGGTCTCCGGGTTCAGCCTGACCGGCT